TTATTCTGTGATAACAGTGGCGCTTTTCATTTTTTTTGGGGCAGCACGCCAGCTACTTCCCAACAGGTACTAGCTGTTGGTAGCTATTTTAATATTCTTGCTCCAGCGTTTTCTTCGACCCTTGGCGTTGCCGGTTCCGGTCAATCCAATCCAGCGTTTTCATTTGACTTGACTTTGGGGCAGGAGCTTGGGTTTTACGTTAGTGCTGGTCCCATCGTAAAAGTGACGATGGCCAGAACAGATATTGTAGGATGGTCATCCACAGGGGAGACAGTATACACAGGCAATCTAATTTTGTCGAATGTGGCGGCAGCAGCCGCTGCAGGTGGTGTAGTATTTAATGTCAAGACAATTGCTACGCTACCAGGAGCGCCGACGGCTGGAACAGTCATGGTCATTAGTAACGGTCAAGCAACTCCAGCTAAGGGTGGGACTGTTAGCACCACCGGCAGCACTACTACGACGGTGATCTATACCGGCTCAGGATGGGTGTACGCATGACACGAGAAGAATACATCATCAAGGCTCTGACCGAGCAGCGGGACGAACTGGCGAACAAGATGGTTCTGCTGGTGGCGGAGGCAAATGTGAAGTTGGAAGAACTTCAACGGAAGCTGGATGAAATGGAGGAATCCAAATGCGGAGAATCGCCATCAGCTCAGGTCATGGACTTAAAATCCGTGGCGCGTCAGGATACCTCGATGAGGTCAATGAAGCCCGGAGAGTAGTCGATCGCGTTTACGAGCTGCTGCACGACGCATCCGTGCCGTGCGTCAAGTTTCATGATAATGTCTCGACTACGCAATCGGCCAATCTCGACCGTATTGTAAATTGGCACAACGCGCAGACGCGCGATCTCGACGTTTCCGTACATTTCAATGCGTACAAGCCTACCTCCAGTCCGATGGGAACCGAATGTCTGTACGTTACGCAGCAGTCGTTGTCGGCAGAGGTTTCTGCATCGATCGCGTCGGTGGTCGATCTTCCTGATCGTGGGGCTAAGAAGCGCACCGATCTCGCATTCCTCAACGGCACGGCGATGCCGGCAATTTTGGTCGAGACGGTATTTGTGGATAGCAGCGTTGATGCGTCGCATTACCAGCAGCATTTTGAAGATGTCTGCTACGCGCTTGCCGATGTCATTGGTGACGTGACGTTGGATGGGCCTTCAGAGCCGCCGCCGGAGCGGCCCGAAGACCTTCCTCCGTTACCTCTGTTTCGCGCGAGCGGCCCCTGCAGTTGGTTCGGCGGACCTGAGGATACCGGGGTGGGCGCGAGCGAAGGCTTGGCCTTTATTTACGAAATTGGTGATGCGCCGCATTTGTTCCTGCCCTATCAGCCCAATGGGACGACGGGGCTCGCGCGTCGGCTCAATCCACACACGCATTTCATTGCGTGCCGGTGGAATTACGACGTGACGCCTAAGCCTAGCTTGCTGGAGCATGTGGCCTTGGTGCGGAACCCGGCTACTGGCGTCGCGTTGACGGCTTTCCCAGCGGACTGGGGGCCGAACGCAGATACCGGCCGCGTGGCTGATCTTAGCAAGTGCCTTATGGACGACTTAAAATTGACGACTGACGCTACGGTGGAAGTGATTTATCCCTACGAGGTCTAGGCATGAATGCACAGGAATTGCTGATTTTAATGGTGGTGTTCGCCGTCATTGTCTTTTTGTTCATGATCGCCTTGGTGACTTTGGTGCACCCGGATGCAGGGAGTCTACCCCATGAATGCCGAGATCATCAGCAAGACGGTCGAGGCCGCGCAGAGTGCGATCGACGCTCTGCGTACGAGCCCAGTCGTGTTGGCGCTGGTGATTCTGCAATTCATTACGATCGGCTCGTTGCTATACGTCAGCATCGAGCGGCAGAAAGGGGTCAACCAATTGACCAGCGAGCTGCACGAGCTGCTGTCTAAGTGCATCACTAGGCCCTAGGAATTGACTTTTTATAGTCACGGCGTACAACATCTAGTCTCGCTTGGCCGGCGTAACCGGCTAGCGCGTGGCTCTCGTAAAGGGCTAATGAGGTAAAACCCTATGATTTTTAACGGTTTTTTGCCGTCGATGGTGCTTGCGCCGGAAGATGGCAGTGGGACAGGCGATCCGGTCGAGCCTCAGATCGACTTGGAAGACGATGAGACTTCAGACGATCCGACCCAAGAGGACGACACTGAAGGTGCTGAATCTGAAGACGAGCAGGGTGCTGACGAAAGCGAGGGTGCGGCAGCCATTGCCCCTCAGCCTCCGCCATCTCGCGGCGACCGAGGCATCGGGGAACTCCGCAAGCGTGCCCGTGAGACTGCTGAAGCGAATGCGCGCCTTACTCGCGAGTTGGACGATCTCCGAAGACAGGTTCAGCGGCCGGCTTACCAAGCTCCTGTCGAGACCCCCCAGCAGCGCGTCGATCGCCTCTCGCTCATGTCCCCCGAAGACCGGGTTCTTACCATCGCTCGGGAAGAGCATCAGGCGTTTGCTCAACAGCAAGCCTTTGTCAATTCTCAGCTTTTGGATAATTCAGACCGCACGGCTTTTGAGGCTAAGGCAGCCTCTAACCCCCTCGCTAAGCGACTCGCTGGTGAGGTCGAGCGTCGTCTGGCCGATATGCGATCCCGCGGTGAGCGGCTTCCCACCCGTGAAGTCATCTTCACCTATCTTGTCGGTGAGCGCGCGCTCGCCCAATACGGCAAAACCAACACCAAGGCCGCAGCCAACCGACAGCGACAGGCTGCGCGCCCTGCGAATTCGCAAGGTGATATCCGGCCTTCGCGAACGCGGCAGCCAACCACTGCTGAAGATTTCGAGTCCCGTTTCGGAGATGTTCCGATATAAGGCGACCCAGGCAGTCGCCGTAACTGTGGAGCACGGTCATGGCGACAACGTTCAATAGTGCATCGCAATTTGCTGGTGACATTACTCCATTCATAGCGGCCAAGACGCTTCCCCTCGCGCGCCGGCAACTTGTCGTCTATCAGTTCGGCGATCCGGCTACTCTCCCCAAAGGAATGGGCACGACCTACACGGCGTCGCGCTATATTCGCGTGCCGCTGCCCTTCGCACCGTTGTCGGAAGGCGTCCCACCGGTCGGGCAGTCGATGACGCTGCAGCAGGTCTCGGCGCAGGCCCAGCAGTGGGGCGACAAGATCACGATTTCCGATGTAGCGGAGATGACCATCAAGCACCCGTTGTTCAAAAAGGCGATCGAATTGATGGCATTACAGCTTGCGGAAACGCTGGAGCGCAACACCTTCAACAATCTGATGGGCGGGTCGCAGATCAACTATGTGAACAGTCGCGGTTCACGCACTTCGTTGGTGGCGGGCGACGTGATCAACCCCCACGAAATCAACCGTGCGACGGCGATGTTGGAGAATATTGGCGCTCCGCGATTCGACGGTGACGAGATCACCGACATGAAGCTGGAAGCCAATGCCGGCGGGGCCAAGGCTTCGAACAACCCAAGGAAGATGCCGCATTACGTGGCGGTCATGCATCCCTTCGTGCTCGGGGACTTCCGCGAGAATTCAACGGTTGTGACAGCGTGGTCGTACAGCGACTTGAATCGGCTCTACAATTATGAGGCCGGTGAGTGGGGCGGCATAAGGTTCTGCCGGTCGAATATGGTGCCGTGGTTACAGGGTAATGGTGCGTCTCCAACTGGTACAGCCCCTCTTACGACAGGTGGAACTCTTGCAGCTGGGGCTTATGTTGTAACAATTGTAGGTCAAGATATTCAGAATCAATACGAGCAGCAGATTTATTCGGTGTCTGGGGCTGTAACAACAATTACGACTAGTACAACTAGTTTTTCACTCGCGCTTCCTTCTAAGCCTGGGTATACTTTTACGGTTTATATTTCACAGGTCGGCGGCTCGACTACGAATAATATCGCATTGCTTGGCACTTCCAGCTCGTCACTCGGCCCACAATCCGGTCCGTTGGTGGGGGCTGCGACACAGCTTGCAGGTGGACAAACTGTGTCGATCGGCGGCATTGGACCTTCGCAGTTCCCGCCGGCCGCGCCAACGAGCGGCGTCATTGTCTATCCGACTTTCATCTTCGGCCGCGGTGCCTATGCACAGGTCGTCCTCGACAACGCAAAGTTTACCTACTTGAAAGAGGCCGATAAGTCCGATCCGCTCAACCAGTTGCGCGTGGTTGGCTGGAAAAACTTCTATGGAACTTTGATCAGCAACGCGCAATTCATGATGCGCATCGAGTCGACTTCGGCCTTCAATACGACGTTCGGATAGTCCTCTTCCGCTGCACAATCGGTGAGGACATAGGGGATCGCCAGGAACGTTCCCCTACTTATAGAGGAGAGAACTGACATGCCCTATCGCGCGACGTACTCTTTAAACATCGATTGGGTTGGAGCTGGAGAAGGTCCGATGGGGGGTGGGCTGGTCGGTGCCGGCGTTACTACGACGCAGGGTCCGAGTTCAGGCGGTTCGCTTCCGCAGGGCGGGCGCGGCGGAGCGCAGACGCTGGACCTTGTAAACAGTTCGGGCGGTCAGAATATCGTCGGCTCTGGAACCGCTGGAGCTATGCAGGCTTCTGATGTCTCTGGGCTGGTGACGTTGATCTCGAACGATCTCACTACCATCATAACGGCAGCCGTTCCGAAGCTGGCGGGGTTCGCGACGGGAGGCGGGTGATGGCGATCGGTACAGCTGGAACAACTGGAACAACGACGCTGGCGATATCGTCTCCGTTTATTGGCGGCATGGCAGGAACGGGGACTGATGTTGGTAATATCTCTAGCGCGATTTGGGATGACCGTCAGAACGTCTATCCAAATCTTCCGTTAGGGACAATTAACACGATCGCAACCCCTGCAAAGCTAATGCCGAGTGGGCAATTTACTTCGTCGGGTCTTCTGTACATCCCCAACCGCGGTGTGTTGCAGTGTTTGCCCGGCGATTATGTGATGGTCGATACCGTGGTGGGATGGCCGATCCTCGTATCGCGGGCGTCGATCGCTGGAGGAAGTTGGGTGCACAGCACATGACCGACAAGAAAGAAAAGGACTTCGGTCCGAAGATCACAATGCCGCCTGCGGACTTCTCGCTGCTCACTGAGGAGGAGCGTAAGGCTCTGCGCGAGGCAGCGCGCGAATCGATCCTGGAGGAGATGAAGCAGGAGGCGCGTGACAAGTTCTACGCAAAAGAACGCGAGAACCTTCGCCGCGCCCAGGTGCCGGCCGACAAGATCGTGGATATCGAGATCAACTCGGCTCCGTACGTCCCGCATTTCCTGATTGATGGGAAGCCGTACTACAACGGCTACACCTACAAGGTTCCATCCAGGCTTGCTGCTGTTCTCTACGAGCAGATGCAGCGGTCATGGCGGCATCAAGACGAGATCGACGGCCGCACGCGGGCGCAGAACCTCTCTCGTAACATTCGACTTGGTCCGCGCGACGTTACCCCGACAGCCGGATTTGCGGACGGCGTCACTGTTAATGCGGACATGCCTATATGAACGAGCAGCTTGATATCGAGAGCCTGACCAAGCAGGAGATTGCTGTGGCGGTCAGCATCACGGCGCAGGTCAAGCCGGGACGGCAAATCGTCATGCAGACCTATGTCGGTCGCGACGATCCTCCGGCCCAGACGCATGCGTTGATCGATCGCCTGCAGCACATGGTTGATCGGCAGGAGGCCCGCGACGAACTCCCCGGTGCGTTGTTCCAGCTCGAATTCGAGAAGAAAAAGTATGAGGAAGCCAAGCTTCAGTATGTCAAGATCGATGAGCGCAACGCGATTGAGTGGGAGAAGCGGGGCAAGAAAGGCCCGCCGCAGCTTTCCAAGAGTGAGATAGAAGGGAAGCATAACACCGAGAATAATATGAAGGCGAACAAGTTGAACATTGAGAAGTGGGAAAAGAAAATCGCCGAGCTGGAGGCGACAATTGCAAAGGTCGACTGATGCTGCAAGCGCAGCAAATTTGTACGCTGGCGACTCAGATCGCTAAGTGCCCCGGTTATACACAGCAGGCCGGGCAGTTCCTCAACGCGACCCTGCAAGACCTCTGCCAGAATTATGATCTCGACGCGGCTCTCGGGACGTTCACTTTCAGCTTCAACTCGGCCACCGGCCAGGGGAGCGGTCCCTACACGCTGCCGTCAGACTATCTGCGCACGCAGGTTAAAGACGGCAAGGATGAGTTCTTTTACACTATCAATGGCGTTCCCTATCCGCTGATCCAGGTCACCAAGGCCGAATACGATTGGCTGGTGCAGACGCCGGGGTTCATGTCCTACCCCTACAATTATGCCACCGATCTTTCGCAAATACCCCCTCAGTTGTTCGTGTGGCCTCCTGCAAGCGGCTCGTATCCCTGCGTGCTGCGGTACTACAAGCTGATGCCGGACATCCCGTCGCCAGAGGTCTCGTCTTCGACGCCGTGGTTTCTCAACACGCAGATTTTGATCAACTGGGTGGCGGGCCGGCTGATGCAGATTACGGGAGACGAACGCGCGCCTGAGTATCTGAGCGACAATGACGAGCTGGCACCGATCGGAGCCGGCACGCTGCTGCGAAGATATCTGAAGAACGTCGAGGATCGTGAGGGCGCGGTGCACACGGTCGGCAAGGATCGCCGACGCTGGGGACGGCCGTTCGATCGGCTGAAGAATACGAAGCAGATCGGGTGGTAGCCCATGGCTTCCCCCCTTCCTGGTACTCCCCTGGTATGGAGCCCGCAGAGCGCCGCGGACACGCTTGATGCGTCGACCTCGATCCAGGGGGCGATGGCGTCAATGTCCAATTTGATCCCCGATCCCTCCACCAAGAACCTTTGGCAGTGCCGGCCGGCGGCAGTGTTTGTGGTTGATCTCGCAGCGCATGGGTTTACTGGGGCGACATTCATTTCCTGTTGGATGGCGGCGGGGACACGCATTTACGGAATGGTGTCGACGACCGGGACGCCGGCACACGACCAGCCCTTCTGTTATGACACTCGAACGTTTCAGTTTCTTCCTATTCCAGGTACTACGACTGCCAATACACCGATCAGTCAAGTCGCAACTGGTCCTTGGACACCGCCACATATGGAGTTGGTGGGGTCCAAGATCATTGTCACGCATCCGGGGTTCACGGGGGTGGGTGGCGCTTATTTTGGCGTGATCGATGTCAGCGACCCCTTCCATATGAATTGGACCGCGACTAACACCAGTCCGGTGCCTCTGTTCTTCCCGCCGACATGGGTGAGCAACTTCAACGGCCGCGCCTATTACCTTGTCAATCCGCCCGGTGGCGTGCAGCCAGCGGCGTACTTTTCGGACATTCTCAATCCGACAGTGATTACTAACGCCGATCAGATTTTGACATTTGAAGACAACGAGATGCTGACTTGCTCGGAAGGGCTCGCACTTAGCAATCAGCTTGGCGGCATTATCCAGTCGTTGATGGTGTTCAAGGGTGTCAACAACGTCTACCAGATCACCGGAGATTATTCGCTCGGGACGCTGGCACGTAATTCTCTCAATGTGGCGACGGGGACCAACGCTCCGAACTCCGTGTGTCGATCGGAGAAGGGGCTGTTCTTCATGTCTCCCGAAGGCATCCGCATCATCGATTTCAACGCCATCATCAGCGATCCCATTGGTGACGATGGCGTCGGCATATCGGTCCCGTTTATTTATGCTCTCAATCCGTCTCGTACCTGCGCTGCATTCAATGGCGGCACTTACCGTATCCAGGTCGAGAACGGCAATCTGGTGCCTCCGGGGTCGCCGTGGTCCTCTGGCTGGGGCGGGACGGGTGCGCCGGGGAGTGTCGGTCCGGCCTACGGTCCAAGCGGGGTTGAAGGGTTCTCGCGGCAGCAGGAGTGGTGGTTCGATGCGATTCACAACAGGTGGTCAGGCC